GCAGGACCGCGCCGGCCTCCTCCCTGGTCTGATACATGGGGCGGGGCACCGGCGGACGCCAGCCGCCCAGCCGCTGCGCGATGCGGATGGGCATCGCGGCAGTAGCCGTCCAGGACCCGTTCCCGCCGAAGCCGTCCATATTGCGCCCGGTCGCGCGGGCGCAGATGTTGGCAACTTCGTACCAGGCGCTTTGGCGCTTGCGCTTAGCAGCTTTGCGCCCGGCGTACCGGATGGCCTCCTCGGCCTCCGGTACCCGGTGGATGATGTGCTCGACGGCACTATACTGCACCTCGGTAACCCATTCTTGCCAACGGGACGGAAAGTCCGCCCACGCTGGCATAACTCCCGCGAGCAGCTCATAGTGCTCGCGGGATGAGCTACCTCGGACAAACGGGTTCGCGCTGCGCTTGTGCTCGACAAGCACGTAGTCGTGCTTGTCGTCAAACGAGGGCCTCAGCGAGACAGCGACAGCAACATATGATTGATGCTGTCGCATCTGGTCGTGAGACCGACCATATACGTTGTACTCGTCCGCCACCAGGCGGACGCTCGCAATGCCGGGGCGCGAGGCCCAGATGCGGGCCCAGTCCCCGTAGTGCCCGCCCGTAGCGGGGCCATCATGGCCCCCACGGGCATCGATGATGACGTGGAATTCTGCGTTCATTCTTACTCCCTCCTCGAAATTTTAGACGCCTTCTTAGCGTCTAACCTCTCGTGTTGAGTACTGCTCAACACGAGAGGTTAGAGGCTAAGCTAGCCTCTACCAGTCAAAGCACGTACATGCGCCGTGCTTGACTGCGCACGCGGCGAAGTCGTGCCGCGCTATCTGATTGAGTACACGTTGCTCGTACTCACGGCGCTTATTGCGCCATTGCCGCTTCGGTGCGCCGTTGGATAGTTCGGCACACCGTGCACACACGTCGGGCGACAACCGGCCAAACACCGGGCCACCGCACACGTGCGGTGTGTGCGTAGCCATTCTCTCTGCTCCTTACTCCCTACTGGCAGGCTACCTGTAGCCTGCTCACCACTGCCAGCCAGTTGACTGACTGGCAGTCGTGAGCAAGTTACTCACGAACAAGCTGTCGCACATGCTTCAGTGTGCGGCAGTGTAACATTAACGAATACGGCCACGCGCGTGCAACACTCACGATACTCCGAGTCGCTGGGATACCAGCGACCCGCCTTGTCGAACTCCCCGTCTGGGTGCTCCAGACGGGCCTGCCGACGCTCATAGATCTCCCGTGCCGTGCGGTCTCACATTGACCGCTCGCCTCAGCACGTTAGGTGTCTAGCGTGCTGAGACTAGCGTTAATGCATGTCTCATATACGCATACCGCACAGTCTGAGTCTGCGTACTTGCATGACTATGTATGCGGTATGCTTATCTATGAGACTGACCATGTTGTACCAGCAATACGGGCATGCTCCCCGGTCAGGGCGGTGTCGGGTTACACGCGTTCACTTAGTGTCTGCGAGTGCGCGTTATGCTTAGTAGATTACTTTCACTCATGTATGCTTTTGGCCGGCAGACGTATCTGCCAGGGGACTCACATACACAAGCCCGCATCGCAGTGGTCGCATACTTACGTCCTACCTCGACGCTGGACCGGGAGCATACCCCACTCTGCCGGTACGCGAGTGAACGTAAGCGTCGCGCACAGTGCGGATAGCCGGACTGTGCACGACTTGCACGTCTACGCGTGCGTAGCTACGCATGACGGTAGCCGACAGAGGTTGCTGGTATAAGATTGTTACGTACATTGCACTCAGTGCTTGATTACAGACAGACTGACATATGCGCTCGCTTTACGCGCTTGTCCGACCTTGCCGCGCCACCTATCCCGCATTTCGGCCGCTACCGATACCGTACCTCACGTTGGTACTGCCGTAGGTCCGCTGCACTCGATGCGTTAGTTTCGTTCGCTTGGCTTGTCGCGTCGTCATCGTGGCTATCCACGATTCGCCCGCTCCACGCGCCGCGCTGCGCCAGCGGTCAGGTGTCTGTATCAAGTTGTCAATGTACGTCTTCATTGTAGCGACGCAAGTCGTGATGTCAATACCCCGAATGCAGCAATCCTATATCATCTTTGCATCAATTTTGTCAATTTTCGCGAGAATTTTCCGCTGGTGCCCGGAGGCCGCGCCGGGGCGGCCTCCGGGGACGTCTTCAATATATATAGCGTCCCGCCTGCCCGCCCCGGCCGTTCGCTGACGCGTCGGCGCCCGGCTCGCGGTATTTCGCCCCTCGCGAATGGTTCGCTGACCCGCGGTATTTCGCCCCTCGCAAACGGTTGCCGGTCTGCGGTATTTCGCCCCTCGCTAAAGGTTCGCAGGTTGGCGATTTTTTGTTTTGAGGGAGGATGGGGGTCGCTTTCATACCCCCGAGATCTGGCGGGGAATTTTTGCCCGTAGATGCCTCTGGAACATCTGTTCTAACTTCGGTGAAGAAGAATCGGTCGTCGGAGGTCAGGGTGGCGGCGTTCGCTTATCAGGCATGGCAGTAGGCACACCACTTCCTTCCGCGCTCGTGGCCTGGACAAATGTGCGTCAGTCGCCAGCGCCAGTGCTCGGCCTCGACGGCGCTGATCGCGCCCTGGTCGCGGAGGGTATCGATGACAAGATCAATCGCCTCGGCATCGACGTCGTCCCGCGATGCGCGCCATCGCTCATTGAGGAGTGATTCAGCCCGTTCCCGTCTTTTCGAGGCAACATTCATAGGAGCCGCTCCAGGATAGCGGACCATCCACCGCCTCGGCGGATACTCCGCTGTCAGGACGGCGATGCGTTGGTGGAATCCTCTCAGCCGTAGTCTACTCAATTTCGGGACGTCTCGGCGGTATGTCCCATCGTGTGCAGTCGATAACTCAGTCACGCTCGCGGTGCCAGCGTAGGTGTTTTGAGACATTCCGGACGCTCCTTTTAGCACGTTCTGGGCCGGTCCACGTTGCCGTAGCGGTGGAGATGATACACCATTCAGCCGGTCGGGCGTCGATCCAAACGTGTCAGGCTGCACCTCTTCGCGTACCCGTTTCGTTCCGAACGGCTGATCATCAATAGGATAGAGCGGACGATAAATCACCAGCGGTGTCATCCGCGAGATCGATCACCGTAGTTGCCTTTGTAATGTTTGCATAAACGATCCTTTCCAAAAAGATGGTTTATTCCCCGTGTTCGTGCAACATCAGATTTTGATAGTCCAGCACGATCTCCATCGCCTCATCGCGGTCGAATCCCTGTTCTAGCAACTCCCGAAAATACGGGCCGAGGATCTTTGCAAAGTTGACGATGCTCTCCGTTACCTGGTCCAGCACCGCATTTGCTGCCAATTCACGGTAGTTCACGATATCTCCTGCCTGGGGCGGATCTCTTCGAGCGTAGGGTTAGCGGCGTATCTGCGACAATCCTGAAATGCCTACGTATCGTCTGCCTGCAATCTTGATACCCGTAGGGTGTCGAGTTTTTGCTGCCTCCAAACGAGGTCTGGATACCCGCTGATCAGGGCGTAATCTTCTCGGACGACTCATTTTTCTATCGACGTATGGGTTGATGGCAAGCGCCCGCTTTCCTCGAATGTGTTCGATGCAGGCGTCGTTGACAACAACGCCCTGTGCGCGCACGTCACGGTGCAGGAGATTACGCCTAATTCTCACCAAACTCCTCGAACTGCGCTGCGTACAGCGCGGCTGCCTGGTTGAAGCGGTCGGACCACTGCTCGAACCATTGCCAGAACCGCCTCCACTGGTCGGTGTCCGGCTCGAATGAGCCTTTCAGGTCTTCCGGACAGTCCGGTACACCAACTTCGCGACAGAAGTCATCCAAGCTCTTCGGGCGTCCTGGTTCTTCGCGCATGATGTTATTCATTGGTCAACGCCTCCTGTTCCCCGCTTCCGCGAGCATTTTCCGTGAAGACCTTTGCCATACACCGTGGCACCTGTATTACAGCAGCGTGCTGCCCGGTGCTTTTCTGCATCGTCGTCGCGATTCCCGATATAGATCGTCATGCATTATCTCCCTGGCCGGGGAATCCCTGATCGATAATTTCCAGGGCTTCTTTGAGCCAGCCGGGGACTTGCCATTCTGTCAATTCTCAGGTATAGTGATAGAGACGGGTTGCGCACCGTGCCGAACGTAGACTTACTCCCTGCTCCGACCGCGCAGCCCGTCCCTCTTTTTATTCCCCAAACGCCCTGTATTCCAGGTTTCCCAAAGGTGAGCAGCATCATCTCCAGCTCTTTTCGCAATTCCGCGACCGGCTTGTCGAGACTGATGGTATCTTTGATCACACGTCCTCCCGCTTGAGTTTCATTTCCCGGAGGTCCACCCAGGCGTCGAAATCTTCGTTTTTTGGGAATGCTGATAGCGTTCGTAAAAATTCGCCGTCGTAGCGGTCCTCAAAGTCGTTGAGTGCGCGACGGAGCACCTTCGTCGTTACAACGGGAAAGTGTGGCATCATTTCGGATCGAGCGTCCTCACTGGAATGATCACTGTGTCTGGCGCCGACTGCTGATCGCCACTTTTCTCCAGGGAGAACCCCTGGTACATCTGTTCCCACGGACCGATGTTGATACAACCATATGTGCCTGGGATGACAGGAAGACCAGTCTCGAAGAAGTCGCACGGGTTCTCGTCAAAGCAAATGCGCATTATCGGATCTCTACCTCGGCGACCTCTTCGAGCGTCGTGTTCCCGTTTGCAGGAGCCGTCGCGGGCACTGCATCGGAAGAGATGATTGAAGTAGACCGTTGCCAGTTTTTGGTAAAGTGACAGGAGCTTAACAAGTCACGCGTGCTCCAGTTCCGGTGTCAGCTTACAGGCTGCCTGATCCGACGTAGGCCGTCTGATGATGTGTTTAACGGTCATCGCCGCAATGTACTTTCGATCTCGATTTTCGAGCGTTCTGCCGGGACATTGGTAGCGGATGCGAAGCGGCCCATCGTGGTCATTCTTTCTCAACCGGGTGATCTGATGCTGGTAACTGTGGCGTCCTGCTGCGCGAGTTGCGATTTCACTCTGGATAGCTCATCCGATCTGCTCCATGAGCCCCCATGCGCAGGTCTCATCATGCCCATTGTAGCGCTCGCACGCTACACATTCATATCGAGCATGCGGCCTGCTCCTTCGCCGTCCAGTAAGCATCTGTTGTTTCAAGCCACATTCGTGCCCTCTTCGAATATGCCGCCTGATCCTCGGCAACCAGTCACAGTATGCTGGAAGGTAGATCACCGGTCTCCTCTGCGAGCCAGATGCCCCGACCGTCACAATTAGATGAATGCCTTTGTCTTCTTACTGCTCTTACCCGCATACACATTCGCCGAACCACTTGAAGAGGCTCGTAGGGAACGAAGTCTCTATTTCTCTGAGGCTAATCCATTAAACGGGCACTGTAGCGTCATGTGCTCTCTCCGGAAATCAGGTTCCAGGTGTATTTGGCTGCGACCAGTGTAGATTGATGAGATCTCAGCCCGCTCAGGTGATGTGGGTGGGATTCCCGTACCATGTCGGGAAGCAGCAGTCAACCCACCGATGGTTGACGCGTTCCTATCCGCGCCGCCACATCTTCAGCAAGATACAGCATTTGCGGTGTAAAGTCCAGCATTTTCTGCAGATTCTCTGTGAATTGGGATTGCCAGCCGAGCGCCATGTTTCGTAGCGTGGGAAGCAGTAGACCTGCAAAGGAACGTGCATGCAAGACCTCTGGCTGCCCGATTCCTATCAACATTCCACCACTCCAGGTGGCGTGGTGGACCTCGACGATGTCGCTGACGAGCCGGAATTGGGAAGAGTTGCCAAGGTGGTAGCCTTCTCACCAGATGGCGCGCCGCTCGTCCCGGTGCCCTATGACAGCAAGCAGATCCGCGAAGACCCGTTCGCCAGTCTCGGTGGACAGGGAGCGGCACTGCTCGTCCCGCCCTACGATTTTTCCCAACTTGTGAGTCTCGCCGAGTCCGAGCCAGTCCATGCTGCCTGTCTGGAACAGAAGACAAGCGACGTAATCGGCACCGGCCCGCGTCTGGTCCTGCGCGGCGCGCTCGACAACGACGCCTCCGGCACGTCGGACGGCGACCCGAATGAGCCGACGACGGACGGCGGCTCCGGCGAAGAACACGCCGACATCATGCAATGGTGGGAAGACCTCTCGGATGAGACGACATCGCTTGAACTCCTCCTTGCCGCGACCGCCGATGAACACACGCTCGGTTGGGGTGCGCTGGAGCTGGCCCGCGATCTGGACGGGGTCATCCGGCGCGTGTACTACGTTCCTGCGCACACCATCAGGGCGCATCCCAGCGGGCGGCTTTTCTGTCAGCACCTGAACGGGAAGTTCGTCTGGTTCAAGAAGTGGCGGGAACAGGACGAGTTCTACGCCTCCAGCGGACGGCGGGTGAGCAATCCAGCCGATATTCGGCGTCTGCGTGCACAGGGGAAACTCGCAAACGAACTCCTCATCTTTCGGCGTCCGACGCGGCGGTCATACTGGTATGGCGTCCCGACCTATATATCCGGCCTGGGACACATTATCCTCTCGCTCTTCGCCCGCGACTACAACGTGCTTTTCTTTAATAACGCGAGGGAGCCACGATACGTCTTCGTTGTGACCGGCCTCAGCGGCGCTGCCGTCAATAAAACCATCGCGGTTCTGTCCGAGCATCTGAAGTCGCAGCACAAGGAGCCACACCGCAATCTACTCGTGCCACTGACCGGTGGCGCAGAGATGAAGATCGAGCGGATGACTCTCCAGCAAAATGATATGCACTGGGTCAAGCTCACCGAGAAGGTCAACGAGGAGATCCTGATCGCCCACCGGATGCCACCCGACCGCCTCGGCGTTCCCCATCGCGGGTTCCTCGGCGGCTCGGTCGCCCGTGTCATTAACACGATCTACAAGCAGGGCGTCATCCAACCCTCGCAGTCCGCGATTGCCGACCGGCTCGACCGCTTCTTCCGGATTGAATACAGCCGCGCGCGCGGGCATGACGAGAAGAACTGGGCGTGGCGGGTGATGTTCCCACCGGTCGATATTGGTGATACACAGCTCTCGACCGAGATCATCATTGACCAGGTGCGAGCCAACTTTATGACCCTCAACGAGGCGCGAAGTCAGCTCGGCAAGAGACCGCTGGACATATTCGGCAAGAAGACGCTCGCCGAATACCTCTCGCAGTTTGGTGTGAAGCCAAACGTCGGCGACCTGCTCTATAAGAGCAGCACACTACAGCCGGTCCCGACCTCGGATTTGGAAGAGCGCCTAATTTCCCGTGTTGAGTCGCTCCTCGAAGAGGCACTCACGACCAACCGCGAAGACCCTGAACTGGTTTCCATGATGAAGGAGTAGCACTGTGCCCCAATTTCGCCGGAAGCCCCTGATCGTCACCCTGGTCGAGTTCCAGCCCGATCGCAAGCCCTGGCCGATTAATGTGGTAGGCAATCTCGGCACCTGTAGCGACGAGGACGAAGAGGTCTACAGCGTCTGGAACGAATGCCACGGACACTGGATCACCATCGAACCTGGCGACTGGATCAGCATTGACGACCCGAACGATACCTATCCCATCAAGGCAGACATTGTCGAGAAGAACTTCGAGCCGGTTGAGACTCCATAATGCCCTACGCATCGATCACGGCGCTCCCTGAGTCCGTCCGCAATGTCCTTCCGGAGGAGGCGCAGCGGCAGTTCCTGGCCGTCTTCAACACGGCGTGGCGTGAGCACAACAGTCTCGATACTGCGGAGCGCGAGGAGACAAGCTTCTCCATCGCCTGGGGCGCTTTGCGACGCGCGGGGTGGCACAAGACCGAGGACGGTCACTGGACGAAAGAGGCCATGACGACCGGCGACTTCGGTGGCGATGGACAGGCACCGCTCACCGTCTCACAGGGTCGTCGCAGGCACCGACGCAAGCGCGACCTCCAACGTCACCACGAGGTCGTCAAGCATCACAGCCACGGTCTGCCCCAGGAGTACATCGACGAGATGGACGAGGAGATGCGGCAGGCGTATCCAGGTCTGCATGACCAGACGGATCACGGCAACCGGCAGGTCGAGAAACTCGCGAGCACCTGTAAATACTGCGATGCGTCCGCCACAAAAGATGTGGTCTGGGACGATGGACGCGCCTCTGTGCCCTGCTGCGATACCCACGTCGCGCGGGCAATTGCCTATTTGAAGCAGAAAGGAAGCGGCTACGACTCGATCCGGCCCAGGCGAGTGCAGAAGGCCGGTTGGACCAGTGTCATGGTTGCCCTATATCCACCGCTCTATGCGGCGCGCGAACTGGCCGTCCCTGGCGGCCTCGCGCCGGAAGACCTGCATGTGACTCTCGCCTACTTCGGCGATGCGGAGGAGTTTCGTGGCGATACGGGTAAACTGGCGGCTGCGCTGGCGGAGTTTGCAGCGCAATGTGCTCCATTCGAGGCGTCCGTTGGGGGCATCGGACGGTTCACCAGCGTCGAGCGAGAAGACCCTTTCTACGCCTCCATCGATAGCCTGCACTTACCCGCATTTCGACACAACCTCATCGAGTTCCTTGAAGGACAGGGGTTTGTGCCGGACATGACGCATGGTTTCGTTCCACATCTAACACTCTGCTACCTGCCGCAGGATGCTTATCCGCCGTTTCATCGCCTGCCGATCCGCAAATTCGTCTTCGACAAGCTGAGTCTGGTAGTTGCTGGCGAGCGGCAGGACTTCCAGCTTGGGCAGGAACCGGACGAGAATCCCTATATCGCCCATATCGTCAAGGTCGATGCCGAGAGACGTTACACGTTCAGTTTGGTATACAAAGCGACGAACGATCTGAATGATCCCCAGACCGACACCCACAACGAGTTTATGACTGAGCAGGAGCTTTTCGACGCGCGCAAGCGTTTCGTTGAGCGAGGTGACCGGAGTATCTGGCTCCAACATGGTTGGTCACCGCTGGGCAAACGCAAGATCGGAGAATGGGTGGATATCGTTCAGTGGCCCTATCCGGTCGATGCGACCTTCCACAAACCGGACGGGACAACGGTGACGAAGACAATTCCTGCTAACTCGGTCTACGCAGGGGTGATCTGGGAGCCGTTCGCCTGGGAATGGGTCAAACAGGGCCGCATCAACGGGTTTTCTTTCGGCGGCTATGGTCGAAAGATCGAGGTCTTCTAAATGGATCTGACGCCGACCGCGCAGGACGCGCTGCAGCAGATGCAGGCGGCACTTGGTTCGCGCAAGGCTCTGGACGGATTACAGATGGCGATCCGGAACGGATTGACCTTCCGGTTGGTCCTCAAACGACAAACGAGCGGCAAAATCCGGATGAGTCTCCAGTTCGATGAGGAGTAATTTGCAGATTTTGCAAATTCGTCTGCAAATCACCGTTGACTGCATGTGATACTGCGCAACAGACTAAGGTAGACACCGGTTTTTCTTGGACGCTCGGCAATCGCTTTGCAGACCGCCGACCCGTTTTGGGTCGTCTTTTTTCGTGTGCGCGGATGGACAAGACCAGGCAACGCCAGAAGATGATCGTCCGCTTTGACTGGGATGACCTCTCCGGCGTAGACCATCCGGCGAACGAAGAAGAGGGTTGGATGATTCTTAAGCAGAAATTCGAGGGTAACCTCGACGAGCTGGTTGCGCAGGAAGAAGAACGGATTCAAAAAGACCTCCAGCTCCTGCGTTATCTCGACTCCCTCGATTTCACCGACGCGCCGGAGGACGTCCAGAAGGCGCTGCAGACGGTCGTGACCTGGCTGGAAGAGCAGTACAACGACCTGGAGACTGCGACGTCGAACGACCAAACAGATGAAGTTAAGAAGCACGAGCTTCCGTTTGGCGCAGTTGCCAAGCTCGTCGCGCGTGTCTTCAAGACCATCTTTATCGGCGCTGAAGTTGCTAAAGAAGTTGCTGAAGTTGCTAACACACCGAGCGACGAAGAGAAGGTCGTGAAGGCGCTGCAGCAGGCGTGGCCGCACTTCCTGACCGATGTTGCCGCCATTTTTACGGGAAACCCCGACATCACCATTCGGAAGACCGCAGCGCAAGATGCCATCGAGCGTCTGCAAGCTGCAGTGATATCGGCACTGTCCGAGGAGGAGCACATCAGTGAATGACGAACTGAAGCAGGCGCTCGAAGGCATGTTTGGCGACCTCAAGGAGACGATTACCAAGGCCATCTCTGAGGCTGCGCCGGTCGCGAAGGCGACTGAGGAGTCGAAGGCTGACGCGCACCAGATCGACGCGGCTTCCATCGCGGAGGTCGTGACGAAGGCTGTCGTTGCCGGTATCGGCGCGGCGCTCAAACCGATCCACGAGGCGTTCGAGGAAGAGCTGACCGAAGTTGCCAGGGGCGTCGATACGCTGGCCGAGACCGTCGACAAGCTGGTCGAGGCCACGGCGGTGAAGAAGAGCATCGCAGGCCAGGACAATGACGATGACGACGACGAGTCGGTCGTGAAATCGAAGTTCGGCAGAGCGTTCCGCAGTCTAAGCGAGACTGGCGGCGTCGTTCTGAGCTAGTTCGTGGTCCGAGACCAGGAGGAAGAGAAAGGAGATGGGCCGACTCAGTAACACTGCACTACTCGAACGGATTGGCAAGGCCAATCTGATGCTTTCCGATTTTGGCGGTTCTGGAGAAGCCCCGCTAACGCTGGCGCAGGCGCGGGAATTCTTCCGCATTGCCCTCAAGCCCCAGGTCATGGCCAGCGACGTCCGTATCGTCGATTCCCCTGCCGCGAAGTGGCAGCAGTCAAAGATCGACTTCTCCCAGCGCATCCTGCGCCCTGGCACCGAGTTCGCTCGTCTGTCGACCAATGACCGCTACAAGCCTGCCACCGGCATCCTTGAAATCAGTACCGTGCTGGTCCGTGGTGAGGTACCGATCTCAGACGAGGTCTACGAGGACCAGGTTGAGGGCGCGAACTTCGGCGACACGGTCTTTCAGCAAATCGCCGAGGCGGTGGGCCGCGACCTGGAGGAGCTGTGGGTGGCTGGTGACACCGGGTCCAATGATGCCTACCTGGCACAGCTTGATGGGTGGCTGAAGCAGGCACAGGGTACGGGCGGCAACGTCTACGACGCCAGCGCCGATGGTCAGGACTACCAGGCCATCTTCCGGCGTCTGCTCACCTCGATGGACCCACAGTTCAAGTTCGACAAACCGAACATGCGGTTCTACGTCCCCTTCATCCTTGAGGAGAAGTACCGTGACGCGGTATCCTCGCGTGGAACGACCCTGGGTGACCTAACGTTGGAAGGCGACCGGACGCTCAAGTACCAGGGCATTGTGATCAAGGGCGTGCCGATGTTCCCTGTCACGGCGGGGTCGCCGGACACGGGGCACATTCTGCTCACCCACCGACACAACCTCATCGGGGCCTACCGGCGTCGGGTGCGCATCGAGCAGTTCCGCGACCCGCGTGAGGGTGGCGTGTCCTTCGTGGTGAGCGCGCGGGTCGACTGCAAGATCCAGCACGTTCCGGCGACCGCGATTGCCACGAATGTGAGTATCGAACCCTAGTTGCTAGCATTTGGTAGGTCGCCGCTCCGTCCCACGAGCGTGTACCACACCAGAGCGGTCAGGAGGACGGACCTGACCGCTCCCTATACGGAGGAGCGATGGCGTTAGAAAGCATCTCTAAAGACTTCGGGCGAGGTCTCGCCAAACTCTTCGGCACCGGTTCCGGTCGGCTGCGTAACATCCTCGTGGAGTTACAGGGTCTCAAGGTCACCGTCGTTGCCGGAGCCGCCGCGAACACGAACATCCCTATCACAGGAATTACCACCAAGGATACCCTGGTCGCCGTGCTCCAGGTCGAGCCGGACAACGGCACGACTGGCACGATGCTGACCGACCGCACGGGCGAGGCATCTATTACGTCGGCGGGCAATATCCGGCTCAGCACAACCGCGACGACCGACAAGCAGTTGCTGGTCATCTGGTTCGACAAGGAGTAACGGATGCCCTTTCAACTTGAAGTTTCCGACCGGCTTGGCTCCTGGGGCTGCGCCGGTCAGACCTTTCGACCTGGAATTTATATCGTCTCGGAGCAGATTGCCGAAGCCGCGCGGCGGAACACCCTTCTCGATGCGCAGGGCAGGTCGCTGCTCATCGTGACGGAGGTGCCGGAGGCCCACGACGCTGAGTATTTTGACACACATCCGCAGCTCAGCGGCGAGATGACACGGAAAGACTTGGTTGAGGGGACGCCGGACGGCGCGTATGTCTGTCCGGTCGAAGGCTGCAATCGGCCGTACAAGACCGAACCGGCGCTGAAGGCTCATCTAACGCGGACGCACCCGAACTACGTGCCGGAGCAGCCGTCTGTCATGGAGCCGGAAGCGCCGCCAACGCCTCCCGTCGAAGACATCGAGGACGAGAGCGACGCGTCGGAGAGCCCATTCACCATCACTGATGGAGAAGACATCGACGGCGCTGAGAACGAGGACGAGTAATGCGACTAGAGTCCGTAGTCATCCCTGTCACCACAACTGGTGGCGCTGGTGTCTCAGCCGGTACGAATCGGGCGGGTATTCCCAACGGGTTCCTGCGGGGCCTCAAGGTCGATTACCACGCCAGTGCTCCGGCGACCACGGACGTTACGATCACGGCGTCCGGTCCTGGTGGTGAGCAGACGCTGTACTCGAAGTTGGATAGCAATACGGACTTTCCGATGCGGCCGATCAAAGTGCCGGTCTACGGCACAGACGGCAACGCCATTACCGGCGAATACGAAGCTCCAGTCGTGAGCGATATGGTGACGGTCAACGTCGCGCAGTCGAATAACCTTGCGCCAGCCGTCACGGTCACCCTGGTGATCGAGGTCGGCTAGATGGCAATCCTGACGGCTGCTGATGTGAAGGCGGTCTTGCAGACGAACGAGGCGATTGACGCCGCGCTCGAACCGATTATTGCAGCCGTCGATGAGTGGGTGCGCGCGTACACCGACTTCGATTTCGACTCAGCGTCGGGAAGCGAGACCTTTTACAACGTCCGCAAGAATGAGGTGATCCGACTCAAGGACAATCAGCCGACCGATATCGTCATCAATGCCTGGGGGACGGTCTACAACCAGAGCGGTTCGCTTCTGACAGCGAATGCAGACTATCTCGTCCGGAATAACGGAGAGATTGAGATCTGGTGGGACTACCAGAAGGTCGTCGTGACCTACACGAAGTCAAATGTCATC